ATTGAGCCGCAGACTGTAACTTGGAAGACTGCAGGTATTGCATGTTGGTTTTCACCATCGCTGCAAGATCCGCCTTCAAGAACGCCACCGTCTGTTCAGGGACCTTCGATCCGTACTCAGCCGCCAGATCGATCGCAAGCGACAGCTCCAACAGACGACGGTAGCCGGGGGGGATCAACTGATCCGACACCAACGTCGGGTACGGAGAAATCGTCTTCTCGGATTTCAGATGAATGTACGGCGCCGTCGAAGGAGTTCCGTACAAGAGGATCTGACCGAACGGGTAGTTGGGCCGATATAACACCTTCAATGGGATCGCCATCAATTCGAACTTGTTCTGGATGTTGGTCCAGTATTGTTCAGTAATCACAGCCAGAGGGCTGTCAACCAACGCACCAGCAGTATCAGCGCGAGTGAACGCAGCCAACAGGCGGATAGGGCGGGAAGTGTAGAAATCACCAGCAGTACAAACAGGAGTGCCCGTCGCCGTCGCTGTGAGTGAAGTGATGGTATACGTGAAAGTCGTCGGGGACGTCACTACCACGGGTCCGGTCAGATTGAACGCGGCTTCTACCGCGCCCGTGATCTTCGCACGATTGCCGGTCTGGTAACTGTGCGGATATGCCGTGGTAGCAGTTGCCGTGGTGCCTACACCAACAAGGGAAACGATCGGAACCGCCGCGTTGCCGATACAATAGTTCCCTTGATTGATCACCAACGGGAAAGCTTCGTCGAGGTTGGTGAAATAATACAAAGGAGAGGCCGAATACGCATCAATGAGCGAATTCAAACTCTCCAGTGAATCAAATGCTTCTGCGGCGGTGGGAGCTTCACCTGACGCGAGTACCCCGAGCAATCGGAGCGATTTGTTGATGATCGTCTGTGCCGAAGCCATGCTGATTCCTTAATTTGGGGGCCGAAGCCCCCGTTGATCAACCGATTTGCCAGACAGTGCCATTGCAGAACACGGGGACGATGTTCGATCCCCCCGTGGCCACCGTAGCACCAATACCAGCAGTCAGGGCAGCATTCGAATCGCTGACCACCATACGCATACCAACACTGGTCGCGGCGGCAGGAAGTTGTGCCACTGTGACCGGGGTGAAGGTTGCGTTCACCAGCACGGGGTCAGCGAATGCCACCCCTGCCGAGACGTTGTTTCCCATATGCTTCTCCTTGGAGTGGTGGGATTAGAGGCGGTACGCCGACCAAGTACCCGTGCCGGTCTTGCGGAACATGAACGAAGCGCTGCCGATGCCCGTCACAGTTGCCAGACCAACCACGGTAACGCCAGCGCCGCCCGCGAGGGTGATCACGTTCGTGGCAGTCTGAGCCACGATGGCGAGGTTGAATGAGGAACCGATCTTGGCGTTGGACAGGTATGCATCGATTTCAACGCCGGTCATCGTCGTCAGCGAATAACTGCCGGACGAAGTGGCCGGGATGATACCGGAAGTGAGTTCGGCCATCGTCAGAGTTGCTGCGGCGGTCTTGGTCGCAGCCGGTTCGGGTGAAGTGAACAGGTCAACCTCACTGGTATTGCCATCACCGACTTGATAACCACCGCCCGTGCGGGGCAGAACGGAAGTGGACACGGCAAACAGGGGCGCAATCAATGCGGCGAGAGATTCGATTTTGAACATTGCATTCTCCAGAAAATAAAATTGAGAGGATGGGGTCTTGCAGCATTCCTACTGTAGTGTCCCCAATTTGATTAACCCCAGAGTCGTGCCGCCATCGGGGGGCGAATCGCGGCGAAGCCGTACAGGACGTCAACCCGGCAGGGCATCCGGTCGTTGTTGATATCGTACTGGCGCACGATCCGCATCGAAATGCCGTTGTGCACTTGACGGCTGGCCATGTCCACACCTTGGGGCAGCAGCAGGTCGGCGGTAGCCAACGTGATCGCGTCCTTGTGGTAGATCAGGTTCTGGGCATACTGCTTGGAAGCAGAGCCGACCATCACGATCGCCTTACCAGCCACGGGGAACGAGTCCACGGTAGCCAGCGCATGGATGGTCGTATAAATCGCCGGGGAGATCTTCAAGGTGCCCGTGGTCGTTGCGGTCAGGTCTTCCGTCACAACGAACTGCTGCAGCGAACCGGTAGACTGACGCGTTTGCGGGTTCACCGAATAACAGTCAGCGATGGTGAACACGTCGCCGCGTTTCCAGGTGCTGCCGCTGCCAGTGAAACTGATCGGCAACGTGTTTTGGCCCTGCGTGGCAATGGTGCCGGTGTTGGTGATCGTCGTGCCCCAATTGCCCGTCGTGTGCATGCCAATCGACTGCGACATGTTCACTTCGTTGTAACCGAGGACGCCCGAACCCATCATGCCCGACTTGAACTGCGAGGAGATCGTGCCGCCCGGATTGAACAGCCCCTTCATGCCTTCGACCAGACCGGCATTGGCTGCTGGGTTGACGGTAGCGTAACGGGGACTCATCGGAACCGCGTACTCGTTGAGCTTCTGCTGGCCCTGCAGCAGCACGGCGGAAGTACCTGGAACGGTACCAGGAGTGCCCACAGAACTGTAGAAGTCCTTGTACACGTTGGCGAGGTCGGCGTCAACCGAAGAGGCCAGCTGACTGATCCGGGGTTTCAGCACACGTTCCGCGAAGTCGTCCATCTGCATGGTCAGTTCAGCGGAGGTGAAGTTGATACCGATGTGCTTCTGCGTCGAGACGGGCAGGGTCGTGAACTGCTCATTGTCATCCTGGACTTGCAGGGCGGCACCATCGGTGACCAATGCGCGGTCGGGCAAGCGGATGCGCAGGGTGGAGCCGATCTTCGCGCCCTCGACGGCGAACGAATCGTCGTATTGGCGGTTGACGTTCCGGGACAGAACAAGGTGGTTTTCCAAGATCTCCAGCGATTTGCGGGTGATCATGTCAATGGTGAGAATTGAATTACCGGCCATTTTAGGCTCCTAAAGTTGAAGTTGTTACACGTGTCCCGCAGCTTCGAGCTTTTTGACTTGCCGACGACGCTCAGCAGCAATCCATTCCGAAGTGCTCATTGAATCGATAGACCGGGGGTCCGTCGTGTCGTAAACATTCGAAGGGGCGCTGCGGGGGGTCACAGGCGAAATCGGGGCCGGAGCCTTGGAGACTTTCTTTGCGGTCGGCGGTTCAGCGATCAATTTCGCTTCGATCCGCCCAATCTCTCGGGCTTGCACTAAAGGGCTGAGTCTGGAGATCCGATCAGCTTCTTTGGGGTTGGTTCCCAAGAAATACGCCACATCCGGACCTACATCCGAAGAGCGAATCGATTCGGCCATCGCTGCGGTGATGCGCAACTGCGGATTGTGTGCGACTTGATCGAAATCATCGTACTTAGTCCGAGCTTCATCTTCACGCGCAACGTACGAGACTTCAACAGCAGACTGCTCTCGGCGCTGTTCCCGTTCCTGGACGATCTGGTCTGCACGGTAGGTGGCCAACGCTTCGGCGTACTCCACGGCGGATTCGAACGTCTCGGGTTTGGGGGCGCCAGCGGCAATTTGTACAGCGCGGGATTGCTCCTCTGCACGTGCTGCTTGATCCCGTTCCCATGCTCTGCGCTCTCGCGCAAGCCTTTTACCAACTGCTGCATCCAATTCCTCCTGTGTGAAGGTCTTGGGAGTTTCAACAACTGGCTCTTTTGGCGTTTCCGCCACGACCGGCGTAACAACCTCAGTAGCCGGTGTCGCCGTGACGACCGGTTCTGACGCGGAGGGTGCCGCTACTTCAACTCCAGGGGGCATTTCAATTTCCATTAGGAACCCGGTGTTAGCGCCGGTACTAAAATTCATATTTTACCACGAGAGGAGTATTCCCGTCAATCCCCATTCATATCTACTTCACCACTTTCAGGAGGGATACCCCCTCCACCCCCTCCACCCCCTCCACCCCCCGCTATATATACCGTAGGGAGGTCCGTCGCGCGCCCCGTACGGGGTCCCCCCGGTTCCTGCCCGCCACCCGCTACATTCCCAAAAAAATAGGAGGGGGGTAGAGTGGGGGGTAGCGCCGAGGGAAAACCCCACTCCTGGTAAGATAGACAGGAGTGAGGGGATCAGGGCAGTAAATTCCGCCATTGACCGTCCGGGCAGCGGTCAATGCCGGTGGGGGTGTAGGTTCCCTTAAGTTTGACGCAGAGTTCGGGGACCTGGCCCGTGACAACGGCGCCGAAGCTGATGATCCAACCCACCGTCAGGGCGACGACAGCATCCTTGATCGTTGGACCAGCCGGACCTTGGTTGATCTGCTGCGCGGGCGCGAGGGTAACGGACAGGGCGAGGGTGAGGGCGACAAGGTATTTCATGGTGGTTCCTTCTTTGGTTCAGTTTCAACTTCAACGGGTCTATCTGTCTTGTGGGTCACCTCGGTCTCGTTGCAGAAACCAAGGCAGGTCAGGGTGCGCGAGTTGTGCCGAACGCTGCCAGAGCATCCAGACATGACGAGGACCGCCGCGAAGACGATCCACACAAATATGCCAAGCGCGACCCATTTCATCAGGAGGCTTTCGTGAGTTCTTCGTACCAGTATTCATCTGCGTCCTTGTCGTACAACACGAACCATGCCTTCGCCGGTGTCTGCACCACGAAGGACACATTGCGGGTGAAGGGTTGCTGGGAGGCTGTTGCGGCCACGATCTTCGCCTTGTTGATAAGGCCCGTGAAGGTCGTAGGAAAGCGCCGGGGAACAATGTCCTCATTGGTCAAGACTACCATCAGTTCAGCCATATACAAGTCCTTGGTTGTTGTAGAAAACAGGGTCGCTGTTGTGGGTCACGTAATCACGCGGGGACTCACCAACAACAGTCCAGCCGAAGACACCCGGCTCCCAGATGTTGTTACC